TCGGTGCGAAGGGTGAGGTTCCCAGCGGCGGTCGAGCCGAGGAACTCCATCGGGTCATGCCCGTAGAGGGCGACGATGTTGGCCTCGTTGCGGTTGGCGCGCGACAGCGTGCGGTTGAAGGCGGCCGGCTTGATGACCTCGGTGAAGCCGAGCCCCTCCGACGGACTGTCGAAGAGGGCAACGTAGCCGCTGAAGCTTCGGCCGTCCTCGCGGACGGTGAGGGCGGATGTCTTGGTCGTGCGGTATTCCATGCCGACCGGGAGGTGGGCTGGCTTCTGGGTCATGGTTGGGGTCTCCTCTCGGTTCTCTTCCGATGCGAGATAGCGCTCGCACCATAGGGTGACGCGATCGGCGTCTGCTTCGTCGGTTGGATCGACTGCCCAGAGATAGGCGGCAACGGCGCCCGGTCCCGGGAATCGCTCGTCAGCAGGATCGCTGTTTTGCGGAACGCCTTCCCAGTCGACTCGGTGACGTGCGATCCATGCCTTCATTCGCGTGACCTTGTCGGCGGTGACGCGACCGGCGGCGATGCCCTTGGCCTCTTCGACGGTCTGAGCAGTGAGGCCGTCGCCGCCCTTGCCTTCGTCGTAGAACTTCACGCCGAGGGTGGCGGAGTCGCGCATCTTGGCGAGCAGGTCAATGGAGCGAGCCTCTTCGCCGTCCATCTCTTCGGCCTGCTGGTCGGCGATAACTTCGGCAACGGTGTAGGCGGTGAGGCCAAGATCCTCGGCGGCCTTGCGGATGTCGGGGTCGTTGTCGACGACGTAGTCGATTGCCTCGAGGCCGAACTCTTCGATGAGCTTCTTGAACTTATACGCTTTAAAGTCGAGCCCGGGACCCGGGTTGTCGGCGGTGCCGAAGTCGTTGAGGTGAAGCTGGTCGTACGGGATGTTGTTCTCCTTCAGCCATCGCTCGGTCTCCGCCTTGCGGTTCTCAAAGCGAGCACTGACGATGATGATCTTCGTCCCCTCGGCATGATCGGCCTGAACGAGGGCAATCGCCTCGGGGCGCGGAGTTGTACCGGTTGTCGTGAGAACGCCGTCGATGTCCCAGATCTCTACACTCATGGTGCTCCTTACAGTCCGGAGAGGCGCCTGGCCTCGGCCGGATCAATGCCCGCGTCGATCAGCGTGGCGTAGAGTGACGCCTTTGCCTGCGTCTCGGCGGTGGCTACCGGTGCGAGGTTGAGCGGCCGGAGGTACTCGTCGCCGCCTTCGTAGGGCGGAACGTCTTCGAGCTTGCGCACGTCGTTCGGGGAGGCCCAGCCGTTACTAATCGACACCGCGTGCGCCTGGTAGCGCTCGAGGGTGGTCGGTCGGAGCAGGGCGTCAGGGTTGAAGCGGATGAAGGTGGTGTCGCCGATGACCAAACGCTGCAAGCCAGCTTCGATGCGGATCATGAGCGGGCTGAGACCAGTGCGGAGCCAGGCCGACAGCTGGGCCTCGACTGAGGCGTAGCTCTGTGCGCCCGGTGTCGAGACGCTGAGCAACGCCAATGGGACCGCGTAGATGCGGGCAACCTGCTCGACGGTCCAGCCGAGCTGCTCGATGAGGGCAAGCTCGCTGACGCGGATCGGGAGCGTCTCGAACTTCGCGCCGCCGGAGAGGACCGCGACGCGGTGCGCCTTGGCGACACCCTCGTGGCGACCGGCGAATCCTTCGCGGATCTCCTGAGCCTGCTCGGGGGTGAGCTCGCCGGGGACCTCAACCACGCCACCGACTGTGGCGCCCTGGCTGAAGAACTTCTCTGAGAACTGCTCGCCGGCGATGGCGATGCCGAGGGTGCGGGCGTGATGTTGGATCGGGCTGAGGCCGCGCTGGTCGTCGCCCGTCGCGAACAGGGTCATGTGGACGATCTCGTCGGCGGTGAGGCGGCTGGTGCCGGTGCCGGCGAGGATGTTGTAGAACGGCGAGCGGTCTGGGTTGAGCCCGACCTCGACGTTGCGGGGGTCAAGCGCGTGGACCTCGGTGATCTCACCGCGGGCGTCGCGGATGGTCAGAAGGAAGGCGTTGCCGTCGGTGAGGAGGCTCGTCACGATGCGGTGGCGCAGGTCAAAGCCGGTGAAGTTCGGGTTCTGCGGGACCGGGTTGTCGAGCCAGGTCGGGCGTGGATAGTAGGGACGCCGCTCGCCGTTGACGCGCACGTAGGCGCCAACCGGAAGGCTGGCGATGGTATCAGCGTAGAGGCGGACCGCAGCGTAGACCGCGGCGATACCGAGGGCGTTGCTCTGGGTGATGCGGCTGCTGTCGTTCGTCCAGGCGGTAGAGGTGACGAATGCCTGGTTTGGGGTGATGGCCCGGGTGGACCCGGAGAGCGCGCGGCGGATGATGCTCACTTAGTGCTCCTGTCGGCTGCGAGTCCGGTGAGGACCAGGAAGGCCCCGGTGACAAGTAGTCCCAGGGTTGGGCCGACGGTCCAAGCCGCGGCGGCGATGAGAATGAGGCCGGTGGCCTCGAGGACGGTAGAGAACATGTTGCTCCTCCTTTGCGCTGGCCTCGTAGGTGATCGCGGCGAGCTCGTGCTCGGCGCGGTTAGTCGACGAAGGTGACCCGTGGAATGAGCCGCGGGGGTGCCTTGAGCTTCTCGGAGGCGTGCCACCTGGCGCGGTCCAGGCCCATCACGGCCGCGACTGCTGCGTCGATGCGGCGTCCTGACGACTTCGACTCCTTGGCCAGACGGGCGCCGCGGTTGTCCTGTCGGATGACGGCGCTCGCGACGTGGCGCTCGAGAGCGGCGGCGAGGCGGCGCTCACCGCCCCAGGTCATCGTCTTGCTGGTCACCGAGTCGCGGAAGCCGCCGGTCGCTGGGATCATCCGGCTGCCGGACTGCGGGAATGAGACGACCGGAAGCCCCTCGGCCTCGAGCTGTTGCAGGCTCTTCGCCCAGCGGAACGGATCGGCTGCGATCTCGACGACGTTGAAGCTTGAGCAGAGCTCGCGCAGGCGCTCTTCGACCTCGGCGATCGGGACTTGGAAGTCGAGGTCCTCTGGTCGCTTCTCCCACAGGGCGAGCAGCTCGATGTGCCCGTCCATGCTGACCCCGACGATCACGGTGCTGTCGTGCTGCCAGGATCCGTCGAAGCCCAGGACGATCGGCTCCTCGGCGGTGAGGCGGCGGTCGCTCCGGCAGGCCAGGAACGAGTTGCGTGGGAGCCAGCCCTCGGAGCCCGATGGCCAGACGTTGAGACGGCGCGACAGGAAGTCCGACCAGGGCACGCCGCCCTTCGCGTCAGACTCGAACGCCTCGGGGGGGACAAGGATGCCATAGGCCGGGTTCGCCTTCGCCCACACCTTCGGGTCGGCAGGGTCGTCGCCTCCATCGAGATCGGCTCCCCACCACCGGAAGTAGAAGTCCTTCAGATCCTCACGCTCGCCCGACTCGATCTGCCGACCGAGCTGGAAGAGGCGGTAGGCGAGTGAGTCGTTGCCGGAGCTGTCGGTCTTGCGGCCGGCGGTAGTGATCCCGACGAGCAGGGAGTTGCGGCGCTTGGAGGCGCCAAGGGCGAGCACTGACCAAAGAGCGTCGCTCTTCTGAACGTGAACCTCATCGACGATGCCGAGCGAGATGGAGAGACCCTCGGCCCGAGGAGCATCGGCCGAGAGGACGCGGAAGGTGCCACCGCGGATCGGCTCCTCAATGTAGTTGCGGAACACCTTGAGCCGCTGCGAGAGGACCGGGTCAAGCTCGACCATGCGCCGAGCGGCGTCGAAGATAATGCGAGCCTGCTGCCGGTCCCCGGCGCCGACGACCACCTGGGCGCCGACGTGAAGCGGGTCGAAGAGTCCGAAGAGGGCCATCGCGGCGACGAGTCCGGACTTGCCGTTGCCTCGCGGCATCCCGATAAAGGCGCGGCGGTAGCGCCGGATCCCATCGGCCCCGACCTCGAAGAGGGAGTCGACGAGCTCGCGCTGGAAGGGCAGGAGGCTCATCGTCTGCCCGGCAAGCTCTCCGGCCGGGACGCGACAGAAGGACTCGACGAACTCGACGAGGAGGTGGCCGTGGGTTGGCGGAGTGGTTGGGCGCTTAGCCATAAGGGCCCCCAGTCTGAAGAGTATCACGGGCGATCATACCGGTCAACCCCCTGGCTTCGGCTTTGTCGCCCGGACCTTGCGCACCTTGCGCGGCTGCGGGATCTCTCGGGTCGCGATGAAGGCGGCGCCGAGAATGGCCTCGAGCTTTGCGTTCGCGCCGGCATGCTGACCACTCTCGAGGTTCTGCTGAAGGCCGACGCGGCTCGCCGGAGTGAGACCGAGCTCGCGAGCCCAGGCGCGCATCTGCTCGCCCTGCTGCTTCATCACGATCGCGGCAGGGTTGCGGACGAGGTCGCCGTTGCGACCCTTGATGAGTGGTCCGCCTCGGGCGACGAGTGCCGTGGCCTTGCGCCACGCGGCAGCCGACTCGGCGTAGGCGCGAAGGCCCTCAAGGTCGACAGCGGTGATGACACCCGTGTGACCGATCGCGGCAGCGGTCTCGACCCAAATGATCCGAGCGTCGTCGCTGATGTCATCGGGCGGCGTGAGGTGGGCCGGTGCCGGCACCGGCTCCTTCTTGTCGATGTGACCGCCCTGCGCCTTAACAATGGCGGACGGAGTTGGGCGAGGTCCGCGCTTACCCATTGTCTGGCTCCGGGTTCGCGAAGGGATCGTCGCCGAGCGCCTCGGCCTGACGCCAGCGCTCGAGCTCGATGATGACGACGGCGCGGCGCTTCTCCCCGGGGGCTACGTCGTCGCCGACGATCAGGGCGCGGCCCTGTCCGACGCGCGTCGGGATTGCAGTGAGGAAGTCAAGGAGGCGCTTCGGGAAGTAGCTCGAGCCGACCTTAGCCTGGATTGCATAGGCGTCGGTGTCTACGTCGCGACCACCATCGTGGGCCCCGCCGGTGC